CTATTTCTTCTAATAATTTTATTTTTTCATTGTCATTAAATATATTTTCAATTTTATTTTTTAAAATTTCAATTTCATTTTGATTGTTTTTTGTTTTTTCCGAAATTAAAAGTACATTGTTCTTACACTCATTTAAGTCAACTTCATGCGCCACACCATCAAGAGTTGTACCATCGCCATAAAATGACACAGCCTTTATAGATTCGTTGACGGTCAAACCTTTACATAATTTGACTGTATTATAAACTTTTAAAGATCCATCAATTGTCACCGAATCTTTTGTTATTAATTTACCTAATGTAACATCCTTTTCTGTATTTAAATCTATTTGATCTAAGCCGATGCCAGTAATCCTGGAACCATCACCGGCGAGCCATGGAACTTCAAAACCCTTCTTAAAATACATAAAATCTTCGAAAGTGTCACCAAGTTGTTTGTACGAAAGATTTATGATATTTGTTCCATCGCCGTGTAAATATTCCGCCTTTATGTCCTTTTTCGATTCGATATATTCACACTCAAAACTATCTACATAAATCTTACCCGGAACAAATAAATCATTGGATAATTTAACTTTTCCATTTAATAATATCACGTTTGAATTCAAAGAAAGATCTCCGTCATAGTCTATGTTGGCAGACTCTTTTCCTTTAGTCATGAGAATGCGAACATCTCTTGGATTTTCTAAATCACTTTTACCCAATTCTAAAATTGGATCATTTATTTCATTGATGTTTATTTTGTTGAAGTTTACGACATCTAAATTTTCAACTTCGAGAGATTTAAATTTGGTATGTACATTACTTATGCTACCAAACCGGGTAATAGTTTCCAAATTAAGAGGTCCCATGTCGAGTATTTCACCCGACGTGGAATTATAACCAACCACGTTTGACTCGTTTGTCGAGTAACGTATTGGCGAAGCGTAAAAACCACTATTTTTAATATCTGGTAACTCTTGTTTGGATGCATTGATTACAATGCTATTAACAGGTTGTGCTTCACTTGTGTATCTACCAAATCTAATTTTTTCGGTAAAACAAAGAGTGTTCACGTTCTTTACCATTTATATAATACTGCATTTTAATTCGCATAACGAAGACCAGCCATACCATTCTCCACCCTGAGAATGTTATAGTTCACGGCATAAATGTCATCTGTAAATGGTAACGTTTCACTTTGTATTTTGCTATTTTCTATACGGCTGAAATTAAGAGATCCACTTGGTTGTAATAAACTTGTAGTTATGCAAAAGGGGAAAAGAAATATATCGGGAGATGTAACAAAATTGGTGTGATAATAATGAGGAACATCAACGAAGTGCGTCTTACACCATTTATAAGGTGAAAGATCTACACCGTTTATACTAATTTTTATTCTATTTGATACAGATGTCAAAGCCGACGAAGTCGATGTATTTGAACTCGCCAAGTATTTGACTGGATGGTTAAAATTTAATTCTTGTGTCGTTTCCATGGATGGGATGTTCTTTTGAACTTGGTATATCAAAATATCGTGGGGTTTAGATGTAAAAGCAGCTCTTTCCTCATTATCTAAATAGTAATAATTAGAATATATTTCAAAATTATATGAAGGATTTATATTTTTCCAACGTATTCGTATTTCTACATCGTGATTTTGGAGAGAAACCAAAGGTAATGCAGATTGTGGATTTTCGCAAAAGAAAAAGCGCAATGGGTAAAAGAAAGATCGAGCACTCGTACCCGGGTGTGGTCCATTGGAACTTCTAGATACATTTTGTGCCAATGTATCAATGGCTATATTTTCACTAAAAAATGAATCTTGTGTGTCGACAACATGCCCGCCAATCAATAACTCGACGCTTTCGATGATTTCTGTCCAGTCATCAATGTCAATTGATTTTGTCATGTCATCGATCGCTATAAAAGTATATCCGAGAAGGTCACCACTTCTTTCAAAACGCACGGTCGACAAAGAATTACTCTTTACAGCACCGTGAATCGTTTGTTTTTCGACGGACTGTGAAAAGTTTGAATGTCTCTTAAAGGTGGAGTTAAAAAATGATATCTCCGGCGTTCCCATAATATACTCATCCTGAGCTCCTATGGATACCAACTGTATTATTCCAGATGACATCTTTACAATAATAAAAGAAAATTACAAATTAGGTTTTCTGCAAACGAAACGGACAATGAAAAAGTTAGACCCACTGGTTGTGGAGTTTTTTATAGTTTCTCCGGCTTGATTTCTTAATGTGACAGTAAGCCGATCTATTTTACGAATTGGATTTATAAATTGAGTTGCCATGTTATAGTTATCCTTATAGACAATCAACGAATCGGAGCCAGCGTGACTGGTAGCTTCCGAAATAAGACTGGCAAAAGATCCCCGCACGGTTGTTATATCCCCCTGTCCTTCATAAACATTAGAAGTTCTGTCACTGAAAATACTGTTAAGTTCTTCAATAGAAAGATAACAATGTTCGGTGTGGTCTGTCGTGTGAATGTGTGCCGCCAAAAGTTTCGCCTGGACAACATTATTTAACGGATTGTTCAAGAAGACGGTAAAGTTGTTTGAACTATTCTGACCCACGGAATCAAATGTAATCGTGTGATACTCGTAATTGAGATCGGGCATTGTTTCAGTGGGCGAGGTAATGAGAGCCATTATTATACTATTATACATTTAGAATAAAACACCACCAATTCCACCCGTGATTTCATAATTGGCATGGTCCTTCACAAGCTTTTGACCTCCACAAACACCACCTGGTGTCAAAGACTTTGAATAGTAAGCACCATTTTTTTCAGAACCCGCAACACAATCTTCACGGTGCTCTAAGTCAAAAATAGATTCCTTAGACTTTTCGGAAATTAAAAGCGGTCTGGGGGTGTAGGCACTTCTAACGGCGGCCAACACAAAAATCAAACCAATGAGAATGGCGATTATCGTAATGGCGTTGCGGTTTGCTCGGTTAAAGTTAAACATTTATATATTTACAATATTTTTTTTAACGCCGTTCCCAGGGAAAATGAGGGCGGCGCGGGGGACCACGACGCGGGCGACCACGGTGCAGATTTCTCATAATTGAACAATCGGATTAGAAGTTCTCGACATATTGGGTGGCCCTGGTCTGCGAGCACTCTTCGCAGTCGTCAAGATAAAAATCAAACCGATAAGGATGAAAATTATCGTAATCGCATTTCGATTGGCTTTGTTGAGGTTGAACATTTATATATTTAGAATATTTTTTTGTAAAGTGTGTTAAAGTAATAATTATATTTTCAATATAAAGAGTAGATGGACGAGGAAATTATACTGAACAAAGGTTCTGGTGTAATGAAACTTGACGAAGACGAACAAGCTCTCATGGACGAGATAGAAATATCCGTTCCCCAACCCAAAAGGGTACAAAGACCAGTAAACAATAGACCGCCCGGTCCCTCTTTTCACAGACAGCAGCAAGAAGCGATGGATGCATTTGTCAACCCAGACAAACAAAGTGCCCCGCCTAAACAGGTTACAGAAGAGATAGACTATGAAGAAGATGAACCTGTTTTTTATGACGAAGATGACGGTCACTATGGAGGTGGCCCTGGTGAAGAAATACCATCTGCTGGGTATTCTTCGGTTGATGAAGAGAAAGCAGATCTTCTTAACAAATTAACCAGACTTGAAAAGAAGGGTTTGGCTATAAACAAGCGTCTCAACGCATACTCGGCGATTGATGATCTCAGGGCGGAGGTTAAGAGAATTACATATAACATTGAAGTTGAACAATCTGTGAAGGTTTCGAGACGTATGCTTGTTGCTTGTGTGACTGGATTGGAATTCCTTAACAAGAGATATAACCCATTTGAAATTCATCTCGATGGTTGGTCAGAAACAGTTATGGAAAATGTAGACGATTATGATACGGTATTTGAAGAATTATATGTGAAATACAGATCGAAGATGCATGTGAGCCCCGAGGTCAAGCTTATCATGATGTTGGGTGGTTCCGCTATGATGTTCCACTTGACAAATAGCATGTTCAAGTCTTTGCCTAACATGAATGACGTGGTCAAGCAAAACCCGGAACTCATGCGCAACATGATGCAGGCGGTTCAAAGTACAGCAGCTAATCAACAGGCTGCGACAACAGCACCACAAACCTCGTCAGACGGTTCTTATGAAATGCAAGGCCCAGGCTTAGATATTTCTAGCTTGATGGGTAATATCATGATGCCTCCACCACCACCGATGAATACATCCGCACTGAGTAAGAGACAGGAAGAAATTAACACCACCATACCAGCGGACGATGACGTCTCTGACATTGTTTCTGTGTCAGGTGAATCAACGGGTGGTGAAATAAAAGAAGTCACAGTGTCTGCTGGTGAAAAAAAGAAAGGTGGCCGGGGTCGAAAGAAGAAGACAGAAATTAATCTCTAATATTATATAAATGATAGGTTACTGTCCCTTGGATGAAGAACCTCCGGTGCGTCGAGTGCGCCGTACTGGCTCGGCCAAGTCCAGACCAGTTCAGACACCCGGTCCAGAAGAGTCGGAGTGTAATTATGTTGTTATGTTTTTTATTGTTGGCGTTTTAATTCTCGCCGTTACCGATTCTATGCAAAAGTAGATACAGTCCCTTTTACCTTGTTTGTTTTATGTAAACTTGGTAAAAACGATTTTTATCTAGTTATTTTCTAAAACTGATATTCTTCTATTTAAATTTTTTATTGCCTCTACAAGAAGACCCACTATGTTACCATAGGCTAAACCGTATCCCTTTTCTTCGTCACCAACGACAGCCTCTGGAAGAACCTCTAAAACTTCTTGTGCTACGAGACCAGTGTATTTCTTATCATCCATTTCGTATGTATAACCGTTTAATTTTTTCACTTTTTCAATGGGAGTTTCTATGATTTGCAAGTTCTTCTTTTTACGTATGTC